CATTGTCTGATGTTTCACCCATTTGGTTTTCAGTATCAGGAGCATTTGTCATATCCTCATCACCTTCTTTCTTGCCTTCACCTGAGTATGGCTCTTCATTTTCTGAGGATTGCTCAGAGTTTTCATTTCTTTTTCCAGTGTTGTCATTGGCTAACAATGCTTCTTTTTCGAAATGGTCGCCTTTTCTTTTGAGTCCAGGGGATTCAGGTTCTGCTGGTTCCTCTTCAGGATCTAGTTCTCTAATTACAGTATTTAGCATAGATACGCCATATTCATAACTTGCAGGGTTTGGATTCATTCTCTGTAGGATTGAAGCCTCTACAAGCTTTATTTGCGTTGGATTTGCGCGCAATTGTTTTAAAATAGGATCTGCATCCGCTAAGGTCTTTGCTTCTTTTAGTTTTTTAATTAGACCGTTCATAATTCTTTAGATATGTTATTTGATTATATGCATTTATTAAAAAAAAGGAATCAGCTTCCTAGATATGTAGACAGTAATAACGCTACACAAGCTGCAGTAGTAGCGATTAGTGCATGTGATATGAATAGTGCTTTACTCATGGATATGAAATGGGCTGAATAATTATATGCATTTTTAGGATATTTTTTGAGATGTCATCTACCTATTGCTTCCAAGAGCTGATTGTGTTTTCCTCCACATTCATAACAATAACCAAAATCATCATTGTCTGTTAGATAAACCTCCTTACAGCCACATATGCAACACTCTGTAGATTCTCCCATATCCCTGATTTAATCTTAATAACTAATTAAAGTATCTCAATAATTGTACTTTTGATTCCTGGCGTTGCAACTGGGATATGTTCACCTCTCCACATTATCCCATTAGGTGCAGTAACTACCCAAGTCATGCCAATACCATCCAGCTCACCTAATATCACCCCTTGAGGCACATTACACATTTCACAGTTGTTTCCAGAACAGTTCTCGTTACATGGCTCTATACCTTGAGTTCGTGGATTTCCGCCATTAATTGATACTGCAGATATGGAACCATCATTGATATAATCATTGATCTGCGAGTCAGTCTCCATAACTAACATTTGTATCTCTTTTCTATTCGCATCATATTCAGAGTCTAAAATCTCACCACCAGTAGCATAATCTTTTTCGTGGTTAATGTCCATCTTTTTGCCTGTTGCAGTTCGTGCCATACTGTTGAGTTCTTTAGCTGATAACTTGCGACGGTATTGTTCTCCCTCACTTCTATGATCTGTGATTGTTTCAGTAGCCGCCCTGATTAGATATAATGTAGCGTTATTCTCAAGAGCTGAATTTTTAGCTTCTTTGAGATAATCATTAGACAGCCACTTTACTTGGTGTCTGATCTTTCCAATTGATTCTTTAACTATTGGGTTTGTTCCTCTGGTTCGTTTGGATAAGTCACCATCAGCCTTGACAGTGTGTAACGTGTGATCTTTGGCTGCCTTTTTGATGTGCGATTCTATCTTGCTAAATTCTGACTGTTGCTTTCTGTTTAGTGAATCAGGAGTTTTTGCCTTTGTTATCTTCCATGTACAATGACAGTGGGGATGCACTAAATTCACATATCCCTTTCCTTCACTTGGGAGGATTGGCCTGTTATGAGTATCCATGAGATTAAATGATTCTCCCACGTAATCATCACATACATCTTTTCCTTTGTGGGATGGTGATAATGTGAACTCTGCCATAACTTCTGGAGTGTTATGTGTGAAATACTCACTTCTCTTTTCTGGCTCTTCTGGTGCTTTATCTAGATAATCATCAACTGTTTGCGTGGATGAAAAGCCAGTTCCCAACAACGCAAGGAATGGCGCTAATTTCTTTAGCAGTGATTTTTTAATATCTTTGTCTTTTATGGCTTCATTGAACTGACCAGATGGTTCTATTGTGATTGGAGGGATATTAATGCCAAAATCTATCTGCGAGTCCTCTATTGGGTATCGCCATTCAGGAATTGATTTTGTAACGTTAAAGCCGTGTTCGCCTTCCATTGATGGTTCAGAGTCTAGTTGAGATGCTGTAGCACTCCAATTAACAGAAGGCTCTGCAGGAAAATTAGTTATACTGTAAATATCAGCTGCTGATCCTATTGGTCTGTCAGTTGCGTTTGGATTGGGAGTTGGAGATGATCTGTATGGCCTGCCAGTTGTTCCTATACCATATGGCGATTTATTAGGAGTTGGAAATGGTTGTGTCTTGTCAGTGTTGGGTTGTATCACTGGAGGAAAGCCAGTATCTGGCACTAGATCAAGATTAATGTTTCCTGCCAAATCAACTCCTGTAACTGGTCCAGGCCACGGTTCAGCAGGAGGTGTTGGATAATCCACAAACTCTGCTTGTACTGCTCGGGATAGTTCAGGCTCTGCAATTCCTCTTCTTTGCAATTCATTATATCTTAGCTCCATCTGTTTTTCTGGAGTGTTCTTTTGTAGGATTAGTAGGTCTTTTTCTTCTGACATTTACAGTTCTCCGCACTTGCATCCAATATCTGTCTCATTACTGTTTCCTCTATACTTTCAGAGTGTGGTTTCTCACCTGTACTAGCTACACAGACAGCCCAAGGATCTACGTCTTCTCCTTTAGCTTTTACATCTCTAACACAATCCTCCAGTTTCTTTGGCATTATTTTTTTCGCCACCATGACAAGAGATTACCAAATAATGATTCTCTCACAACTTTTCTACATTGTGGTAAGGGTTCTTCAGGCATTATCTACATGTCTCCACTATCTCTTCAGAAAACTCGTTAATAAAATATGTGTGATGGTTAGCTTCTGGTATGTTTATTGTATGTGTGTAATAGTGGGTTGTTATCTTTATCTTCATGCAGAATCCCACATCTTCTCCATTTGAATTTTATATCGTGCATATTTTTTATGCCAGATTGGTTCATATTCAAAATATCTATAGGGCATCCAGTTTTTGTCAGGTATTACAGGCTGCCTAACGGTTCCATTTACATAAAATGTGTAACTATCTGTACCTCCTGTAAATGTAAAATTACCTGTAGTTGCAGCACCAGCATCTATAAAATAATTATTCCCATAATTGTTAATATCATCAATCATTCGTAATCTCTCCCATAATTGAAATCTTGCGATACGTCTGATTGCTCATAGTCAGATGGTATGATGCCATCACCTCTCACATCAATCATCATATCATCATATATGGCATCATCCATTGGTGGACCGCCCATGGTAAAATTATCAAACTCTGGAATCTCGCCACCACCAATATCATCCTGTGGTGGTTGCTCTGCTTCTGGTTCTTCTACACCATCTAATGCCATCTGTCCCATTGGATCATTGTACATGTTTTCGATATTTTGTTCTGTATCCTCATTAAACGGAACTCCTGCCATCTTGTACAAGTCAATTAGTGGTTGTGTGTTCTGCATAAGTATCGGGTTTTGTTGATACGAATCAATCAGTTTTATTAAATCCTCAATTTGGATGTCTTTCTTTTCCATTGTACCAAAGTTAAGTTCAAATTTAATGTCATACCAGTCCATTGGGACTAGCCCTGCAAGATAGTCCATGCCCTCATATGGGTTTGCCTTATACCATGGTTCAAATAATTTCTTTGCTAGCTGTATCTTTAATGCAATGGTAAATGCTGATAGTCCTGTTTCCTTTTCGTCTTGGGCTGATTCTGCATTTGCATACTGGGCTGAACTCTCAGATCCTTGTTTGCCTGAAAAGTCATTTAACATCTTCATAATTGGAGATGATACTGTCTCGATAAATTCAGTAGGATTGAATGTTCGGGTGTTTGTTCCCAATTCTTTAATATCTAAATTAGCCCCTGACACCAAATCCTGACCTATCTGCAATTGCTCCACAAATGATTGCAACTGTCCCCTCTCATCTTCTGATGCTCCTGGTGCAACATACACGTTTCTTGTTACATATCTTTGACTAGCCATCTGCATGATAAACTGGATTGCATATTTTCTATCTAGCATGGATGGTAAGGTAACTGTTTGAGTGTCATCCCCATTTATCACCATCTCAAATACTCTCTGCGATGTACCTGCAACTCCAAAGCCTGTACCAAATGCTGATGCATTAACAGTATTCCATTTAAAGTGGATAATCTCGCCTGGATTGTGATACCCTTGATATTCTGCTCCTCTAAACTCATACTTGTATGGCTGTCGGGATCTATCCCACCATACCCTGACAAATGACGATATAGGAATATGCATCAAATCATCAAAGGATCTTACATTGGCTATTCCCATTCTAGGTTTCCAAATAGAATTTCCATACCATAACAACTCTTTGACCAATTCTGTATCAAAAACATCAAATGAAATATCATGAGTAAATCTCTCCATATAGTCTGTAATTTCTTTTGATACACTATTGAGGTAATGTTCGCCACCTGTCACTTGGGATGCTAGCGAATTAATTGCAAGCTGGACATCCTCATCTACCTGCAACGCTATAGCTTGTGTGTTAAAGTCTATAGCTGGAGAATCAAAGGTACGGCTAGTATAGCCTTCTCTACTATATGCACCAACTGTAGATATTTCTGGACCCCATACCGGTTGGGACAATCCAGGGGATAATTCTGTAATTGGTGTATTCATGTGATGTTTGAGTGATTGTAAGGATAATGAATTATTATTGTTATTTGTTGCTTTAGGCGTATAACTTGGTGGCATGATAAACTGGCCTAGCTTTTTTCGTATTGCTCTAGTTGTTCTTTGTGTTGGTGCTGCGAAAAACTTTGTAGGCCAACTTTTCATCAGTTAAATTGGTGTTTTATGAATTATATGCATTTAAAGGTCTTGGATGTCTTTGCTTGTACTTTTTTCAATAATTCTTTTTAATTCTTGTGCAATAGAAAATTCCACCTCATGTACATCATTAAATGCGCCATCTTTCACTAGTGACCTATAAGATTGTATTATCTCATCTACTATCTTTTGATTTTGCTCTATCCTTTTATCAGGTCGAAGCTTTCCTTTTGTGAAGAAATCTGCAACAGGTACTTCTCTACTACAATATTTTGTTGATCCTTCCTTTCTAATTGGCTTCTTAGATTCCATACTCATATTATCTTAAATTAATTATTCCTTTTAAGTATTCATAATAACATTACTCGCCAAGCGATAATCCTCAGTTAATGGATTCTTTGAGCATTTGGAGCATAACTGATAATTATCCCAGCAGTCAGTGTGACGTGGAGTTCTGACTACTTTTTGACAATTTGTGCCATATCTATATCCTAAACACATCACTATGTTATTAACAACTGAGCTATTTCTTAATAACTTTTTTCATTTAATGTATATAGGAATATTTATTATCACTTTCTAAGGAATTATAACATGGAATTAAATAATCAACAAATTGAATTATTGATAAAATATTGTAGAGGGACGGTTCAAAACAACCAAGAGATTCATCCATTAGATATGCCTGAAGTAGTATCTATGTTTAGATTATTGGCAGAAAGAGGATATTCCATAGACTTTGAGCAGATTGATGATATATGTGATTCATTAAGGAGTATGGGTAATAAAACAGTATCTACAAGCGATTCACTTAGAAGTTATTTACGGCATGTAGCAGAAGTTTACAACTACCAAGTGAATGGTCCACATAGAGGAAAGTTTAAGAGAGATATTTCAAAAATTGCTGATGATATTGTTTCTGAAAATGATGTAGAATATTATGAAGAATAAATTTTGCCTTAATTATTATATTTAGTGTCTACGCTTAATAATTTTCGGCATAAAAGCTGATGGATCATAGTTCTCATATGCGATAAATGCGTGAATTAATGCAGATACTTCATCCCAATAGTGCTCGTATAGTTTTTCAGCGTGCTGGCGTTTGTCGCCTTCCTCTTTTGTGCCTAGTGTGTCATCTTCAAGATCAGCTCGTTTTATTTTTAGTAGGCCTTGTTCCAGCGAATCAACATCTATGGGATTCTCATATGGGATTACTAATTTGGGATGAGCTAGTCGTTTGTTTGTAGGATCTGTTACATCTGCAATGGATGACTTTATGATACCCACCAGATGATCCACACGTTCAGTCTTGTGTACTTTGAGATATGGGTTCTTTATTCCAAATTTCTTTTCGTCCAGTTCAGCATCCATCTGGAATGTGTGGGTTTCCTCTAGGAGATTGCCCAACGTGAACACACCCTTTACTTTGGACTGACCCAACGCATCCTGTAAGATTCTAACTCCTGACTTGCCAAATCCCAAATCACATGCTGTATGGTCCACATGATATTTTTTAATTAATGGGATAAGATCATGTGCCTCTTCTGCATCTGATCTCTCTACAAGGAACTTCTTTTGATATGCTATCTGGAAATGAGCTGGAATATATTGTGTCTTTTTGAAACATAACAGTACGGTAAATACTGTATATGATTTGCCTGATTTGTTTGATCCCCAGTCTACACCTGCCATAATAGACATTTCACTGCCGTGTTTCTCTTTTAGCTTTTCAATCTCTCTGGGTGTTAGAAATCCTATACTATCATCGTAGCATCGCCTAATCATCTCTAACGTTAATGGTCTACCTCTAGAAGCGTAAAACCATCCCATACAGTGAGCTTGATACAAATCCTCTGATTCATGCAACGCCTGATATTCTACCGAATCATGTATCTCCATCTGATATTTCTTACAGTCTGATATGGTTAATGGAATTTCTGGGAATATCTCTTGTGGAAAATGGTATATCTTGTATGTTGCCACCCCTGAAGTTGGGGAGTGAATCTTGCGAAGCTTCCCTGCTAGAATGTCGGAGAGATCTTCAGGGGTGTTAGTTATTTTGCCTGTATCATCAAATTTTAACTTATGTCGCCAGCCATGCCCACGCCATCTCTTGCCTGTTGTATAATCTTCATATGAGGATTTGTCGTCATATTTCCAGTCAAATATCTCAGCTTCTTCCATTAACAAATCATGCCATGATGATCCTTCTTCTCCACCAATCCCAAACATTATTGATTCTCCCTTTTTGGCTCGTATGGTGTGAAATGCTACCCTCTTCTTTGTGAGGTCTTGCTTTTGTGTCTCATCAAAGATTAGCCTGTGTAATGTGAGCCCTTCAACTTTTGCGTAATTGTTCTGGGAGTGCCTGAGATATGCCCTGGAATGGTTTGTTAATTTTACTGTTTTAACGTTAGCCCTACCATGCGGTAAAAATGGCGCTAGCTGGGGATTAGCCAGAAATGTTCCCTCTCGGAGTCTTTCCACACTGAATGCCTCTAAACTGTCAGGATCATGTGTGATATATCCTGCAGATCGAAAAGAGCCAACAGTCATGGTATGGGCTAAAAAGTCAGTTGCTGCTGTACTTTTGTAGACCTGCCTGCCACAGATAGCACCTTTTCTTTTATGTGGATCAAGATAGAACATTTTCCAAAATGGTATCAAATCAAAGTTGCGTGGCTCTCCTCCTACGTTTGGCCTATACTTTTGAATCCAGTCCCATACATTCTCAGCCTTTAAATTCTCACTTGTAGCATACATCTCCTCCATCTCTTCTACGATCTCTCTGTAGAGAGGCTCGAAACTACTCATTAAAATCAGGCTTTTTGAATTTCTGGTCACGCATGGCACGAATAATAGTGATTAGTCTAGGCTGTGCTGCCATGTGTAAGATTTGTTTTGTAGCATCTATTTGAAGTTTGATTAGAGCTGCAATATCGAGGGGTTCTAATTTTATGATCTTTGTCTCAATTTTGCCAGTAGACATGTTATTTCTCTGGATGGTCTTTTTGCCTTCTTTGAGTTCTTCGAGTTCAGATATGTATGATTTGAGCCTGTCACTACACGTCTGAAATTCAGATAGGAACATTCCTGCAGCATTTCTAATAAGTTCAGTATCTTGGGCTTTAGTGAATTTTTTATGAATCTTGCCTACGTAATCATCAGATACATTGAATTCTTTGCTAATGTCCAGATTAGTTTTAGACGGATATAACAGAATAGTCTGATATATTTTATCTTGAGTTTGCTGTGAAATCTTTTTAGACATATCTGTATAACGATTAATTTTCTATAAAGAAATACTTTATGGTTTTAGTATATAAAGACTATTAAGAATCATATCATTTGTTAATAATCCATGCCTCTCCACGCACATATGTTGAATCTGCCTAGGATTAGGGGTTTGTATCCTACGCTTCATTGAGGCTTATGGAAATTGGTGTATATGGTATTTAATATGTTTTAAGAGATGACTACCTCTTACCTCGAAGTGTCATTTAGATAACTCAGCCCCACATTTTGAACAAATTTGGTGCCCTGACCAGTAATCTTTAGAACATTGTTCACAATGTTCAACTGTCATTATCTTCCTCGTACGCTTTTGTTCCATAATCAAATCGTGCTAAAACAATCTTGCAGAATCTACACCATACAACTGCAACCCCATCTTTATTCGGTAATGGGACAAAATCTTTATGAATTCTAAAGCATTTATGACAAGTTAGATTGTATCTTAGTTTTTCACTCATTACTGTTTCCCCCTTTTGTTCGGAGGGTTCCCCCTGTAACACTTACAACTTTAACCTCACTGGAGTTATCAAAAAATTGTGAATGTCTAGCAGGCATACACTTCTTAGTAAATTTACTCATTCCCGATTCTCCTTTCGGTTACTTGACCTTCACAAATCTCTTTAACCACATCTAATGCTTGACATTCACAAATTTTTTCATTTTTATAATGTCCCACATTACAAGTACAGTTTCCATATTTACCATTATGATGAACTTTACCGTGACCACACTCACAAATAATGATTCCCTCATAATTGTTCGGGATTGAATCCCATTCCTGATTAACAAATGGGATTATTATTGGATTTGTACCAAAGTTTATGTTTTCACTCGTAACCGTTTGATTATTCAGTTAGATAACCTCCAAATATGACAATACATACATGTAAGAAGAATTTGGTCATTAGTTAAATTTTCATAATGAATTTTCCATTTGTGCTTCTTGCAACCCTTTGATTGAACTGTCATTAGGGTTTCCAATCTCCTGTTTCCATAATCATTTTAATCTGCATTAGTTTAAAATGAATAACATGCTCGTTACATTCTGTTGTAAGTGTCATTTACCTAACCTCTCTTTATTGGCTTGACGATAAACTTCTATTTCTCCAGAAAGAGAGGCTAGACAACTAATCCAAGTTATCTTAACATGAGTTAAAATATCTAAACCACATGAAGCACAAACTACTGCGTTACGCTTTGTAGATTCAGTCATGTGTGCATAATCAACCCCGCAAAGCCAAACGCCGTAATTAATGTGATTGTCAACCAAAAATTTAACTCTGAATTACTCTTTAGATTATTTGTCACCTAGCAAACCTCCACAACAACTTATCAGGGACGCCGTAAAACAGTTTACTAGGTAACTTACATTTTAATTCATCTGTCATGAGACACACGCCCTTAGTTCTGGAATATGGTCATTGACAATCTCTTTCCATTGTTCTTTGAGAATTAACATTAATTGGTCAAGTTGCTTTTGCTCGTAACACTTCGTATAATTAGTCATCTGGCTTGTCTCCATGTAGTATTTCTTTGAACATCTTCAAGGCTCCTTCACTAATATGTTTGTGACCAAGAGAGAGAAGATCTTCTTTGAGCCTGTTTTCTATACCTTTTATTCTATCTTCTAATCTTGCTACAGTATCTCCATCATGTATCGCCTTATCCAGTATAGATGCAAGATTTGACTTTATGGCATCATCCAGGTTTGATTTGGATATGTGTAAGAGTAGTACGTTAATGTTCATTTCAAATCAGAATCCTTTGTTGGATAGATGTTTTCATTCTGCATAGGTCTTTGTTTTTCAATTAGTTGAGATATAATGTGATCTTCTCCTTCTATTTTTGATTCATACTCTGCAATCTTAATTACATTCCACGTTATCATCTCATTATCTTCAATATCAAATTCTCTTGTGGTTTTTGGACCAATTAGTTTGAAATGTTTCATTTCTGCTCCTCCAATAGTTCTATAGTTGCGTTAAGATTGTTAATTTGTTGGTACAAATCTTTAACCTCAGATGATGAGAGATTGTCATATTTTGATGGTGGCATCCATAATATGACAGGAGGTAGATTTTTCCAGGAATCATCATCACTGAAAAATGTTTGTTTCATATTTTGAAAATCTGTGAAAAAAGTACGAAAATATTTGACAAACTCAGATCCTTTACTGGTTAATCGCAGACGTTTGAGTGTTAATAGATCATACTTTTCAAGTCTTTCGCAATATAATTTTACTTTATCATAACTGACCTTAACTGCAAGCTGTACGTTTGTAAGTTTGGGAGGATCACCATTGGTTTGATTCTGTATTGCAGCTAGAATTTCCATGTAAATTTCTTCTTTTATTCTTCTCTCTTTCATTTCTTTGCTGCCTCTAGTAGAGATTTCCATTCCTTTAATTTTGATTTTAGGCTTAAGTGAGTATTAGCCATAAATACAAAATCGCCAGAGGTTAGTGTGTCGCCTCCTAGGTTTTTTCCTGTCATTTGTTGTCTTTCAATATTTTCAAGATGTTTTTTGATACTTTCTATTTTCTCCTTTAGTAATTCTGCTAGTTTTAGAGCATTCATTAATCTAGTGAAATTTAGAGTTTTAATCTCTCCATTGTGTTTCTCAATAAAGAATGTCAAGAGATCGCTATCGGCAGTCCAGCCACAAGTCTTTATGTGCTTAAAATCCTCTTTGTTTATCTCACTGACTGCGAAAAATTCTATCTTATCCCAGTCTGGAGGGGTAACAAAGGCTTTTTGTAATCTATTCCATTTCTCGGCTTTCTGTTGGTTCTCTATTGAATCAAACACAACTGAATGAACATCATTGAATCCAAGCTTGCGAAATACATCATAAACTTGAGTATTTCCATGTAGAGCTAATAGATTTACTAGTTGTTCTTTTACTGCTTCTTTCATTGCAGACATCTCTTAGTGTGGGTGTGCTGTCTCTTACAGTACACATCTGGATATTGTTCCTCTATTTTGTATTTCATTTCAAGGCTTTCCTTAGCACATCATTGATGGTGGTGGAATAACTGCAGCTATCATTTGTCTCTTTCAATGTTTTGGCTTGCAATAATCTCAGCTTCCTATCATTGTTCTCTTCTATCATTATCGTTACTCTTTTTTTCATAAAGTATTATAGTATCACCTCTTATATTAAATTATGCTTTTATGAGGAATTTGTGTAGCTTTTGCTTATATGTGCCTGATTTGTACTCTGATTCCCATATTTTTAATAGTTTGAATCCGGCTATACGGTACAGTTGATCTCTATGCTCATCTCTATCTGACTCTGCAGTGTGTCCTTTCTTTCCTAGCTTGCCTCCTCTCTTACCTGGCTTTGGTTCCTCTTCATATTCTATGATTAGTTTGTTCTCATAGTCTAATAGATCAGGGCATTTTATCTCGTTGTCTTTTTTCTTTAATTCAACCCAACCTATAGATTTAGGAGGGTGAAAATATCCAATAGCACTAAACTCTATAGCAGTTTCTAAAGAGCCGTCATCTGTCTTGAATGTGTATGGTGTGTCTAGTGATTTTATGTAAGTGTTAATGTCCTGTAGGATGTCATTATCTACTTCTCCTATGATAGAAACGCCTCTAGTGGTTGGTTTTGTAGCTTCTCATCATTTCCCCAAGTGTCCCATCCATGTACTCTGGTTCTAGCGAATAGTTCTATTCGTGGCAAATCTCCACAAAGTTGAATTATCCTATCACGTACTTCAATAGGTTTTTTTGAATGTTTTACTCTAACTGATTCTATAATTTGTCTTATTCCATGATTTACTACTTTTGGGTTTCCTTTTCTTGCAATTAAACATACTTCGGCATTTGATCTTGTGTACCGACCAGTACCCATAAAATTTTTCCCTGTACTATCTTTCTTTATCCATGTAAATCCCACTGTTTTGTATTTAAATCCCCATTCTGTTATTACATCTAATGCTTCTTGGATTTGTGGAAATGTAGCCCATAAGAATAAAAAACAGTCCTTATCTACGATTTTATCAACTGGTAAATTTTTAATATCTTCAAGGCTCATTGTTTTATAATGATTTGATGCCAATCCCCATATCCCCCCCGTTGGTGAAACCCCTGAATCATAACTCCAAGGAGGATCTGCATAGATAATCTTGTATTTCTTGTTAGGAAATTCAATCATTTCATCTTCCTTCTCAGCTTTGGCTCTCTCAGAGTAGTTTCACACTGCGTACACACTTTGGCTGAATTCGTATTCTTACAATTGCAGTTACGACAGTATTGGACCTTTGATTTGTTTAGTGTTGGTAGTTTAGTACGGTGTATTGTTTCCTTTTTGGATGTATAGTCTGATGTACGAAAGAGACTCATAGTAAATCAAACCTCAATGATTGGAGTTTTTCACGAATTAAACAAATCTCATGTGGATCACCTACTGCGGAATCTGTCATATCACCCCACTTTCTATTTGCGTGATGGTAAGGTTTCAATGCTCGATTAATTTTAGCAAGTCCTGCTCCATTTTCTGTAAACATTACATAACAAATTGATCTGTGAATGTGTCCTTTTTGGGTACATCCTTCGTTTTCTCTAAATGTAGTGACTTCTAAACTCATTATTCATCATCCCTAAAATCATCATCAGCATCACCCTGAATCTTTCCAAATGAGTGAGGTTCCTCATCTTTCTTCTTGCTGAATATGGCCTTGTTTGGCATATCCTTTGATTTTTCATTTTTGTGGCCACTATTGGCACATATACAGTGAAACTTTGCACTACGAATGAATCCTGTATTTTCTAGTTTTTGAGCTGAGCAGTTCCCACAGAATCCGTTAGCACATGAATTACAAGGAATTCCTATCATTTGGTTTTACTCCCTGAATGTTCGGTATCTTTCACTTGTATGAAATCTAATCCTATTACATTACCTGATTTACTTAACCATAGATTAATTTCAGTTGAGGCATTTAATCTTAAATGAGTTGCAATTTTCATATCAGAAAATTCAGAGTTATTCAAAACAAAGGAATATTGTCTAACTTCTCTATCTTTATAATTACTTTCAACGACATAATCTTTGTCAATTTGACTTTCATTCAATTCTGTTTATCTCCAACAAAGTATGAATACGGTAAAAAATTAGTAATAGAGGAAAGATAACTATTAATTTCTTTAATTGTAAATATTCCTAATTCATGTAATGGTTTTGCACATTTAGTATGCCAGTAATCATGGGGTTTTTCATTTACATTTGATAGTGACCATCTATTCTGCCAAAACCTAATTCGTTTCCCACATTTAGAACAAATACAGTCTTTCATTTTAGTAAAACCTCAAAAAAGTGGGAGGGGGGTGTAGGGAGAAATAGAAATAAAAAATATTTTTTTTAAAATTATTATTATTCATTAGGAATTCTCCGGTTTAGTATAGACTAGATAGTTTTCACCCTCTATCTTCTGCGTAGTGAGTTGTGGGAATCTGTGAAATATCCATTTCTTGTGTCTACGCCACCAATCAAGTGAGATCTTACACACATCCAATACATCAAAGATATTTGCATTCTGACCGTCTGCACGTTTAACAGTGTTAATAATTTCATTTACCTTTCTGAATTCTTGTTGTGATGCCATTCCCCCCTACACCCTACACCCAATTTTTGTTCTGAAATAGTTTTTACAAGTCCTACAATCACGCCAACCATTTTTCCTAATGATTAGATTATTTCCTTCATAAGAGTGTCCTTGTGGACAATGAGTTTTATCACCGTTAAAATCGGGAGTACGTTTTACATTCTCAAGATGAGTAACTGCTTCCAAGTGTTGTGGGTTTACACATTTTCTATTTCTACATACATGATCAATTTCTAAATTAGATGGAATTTCACCATTCCAATGTTCATAAGATACTCTGTGAACTCTACAACTTTTACCATTAATACAAAATGAACCATACTCTTTTGATTTTATTGAAGCAGTCCAAACCCAACATCCAGTTAAAGGATCTATTTCTATCTTCTTGAAAAAATTTCGAAGTTGTTTGCGATTCATTTACCCCACCCTCTCTTTTTCTGTTAATGGGTTAGAATACATTCGTACAGTATCGGGAACTTTGATTATCTTTGAGGCAAATCGTCTTAACTTGACATGTTCAGACTCTCTTATTATTATGGAAGTTTCAGAACTGGAATAATTGTCGCTTTTATCATATCGAATATGGATTTGTTTTGTCTCTCCTTTATTATCCAAGTCTGAGATGCGTTTCTCTTTCTTCATCTCCATCTCTCCCTGTATATTGCTAGATTTTGGTATCTTCCCCTGTTGGAGTTATCAAATACTTTGGTCTTTTCCCAGTTTACTTTCTTGTTTTCTCTTTTAGCGTCATTGACTGTTATCTCATCCATTTCATGTATTAGAAGATCAAATATGCCATGAGCCATTAAAACTCCGTGTGTTATAGTCATACAAACACCCTCTGCATTGTGATAGCTTTTCTGAACTGTTTCTTTACTATCCAGATCAGGATTTTATCACCCACCTCTTTTGCAAATGATTTCAAATTATCCATCTCTGCAGGCGAAATGTATGGGTCTTTTATCCCTGAATACTTTAGTTGAGCCTCATTGTGTTTTCCTGTTTGGTCCACCCACCACACATCCGTTATCCCTTTGGATGCGTAGAATCTGCCTCCCTTGATGGCTTTACCTTCTCTGATTAGTTTAGCAACGAATCGAGATTCAAAGCTTGAGCCCTTGCGATAATTTTTGTTAGGCATGATGACACAAACCTCCAGCGTGACAATTAGGACACGCACCGTTTACACACAAAACAGTAGTCATTGCATTACAACATACACATATTTTGAGCGAATTGCCAGATGCTGTCAAACTTACATCAGTAGTTCCAGCACTCATTAGCATCTCCAGGTGTAAGCCATTCTACCTGACACCTTACAGGTTCGCTTGCCATCATTCCAAATCCTTCCTAGCTTGAATAGTTCGTTAGTTCTAGGAGTTATGGAATTTATTGGAATTCCTAGAAATTGACTGAGTTCTAAATTTGTAGGATATGTATTCTTAGTATAGATAATGTGGTTAATTGCATCTAATACTACTCTTTGTCTTGCTCCTAACTCGGACTTGACTTCATTAAAAGCATCAAGAGATGTATCACGCATCAATTTTCAGGGACACCATTTTTTTTCTTGAGCTTGTCTGCTAGTTCATTAATTATTGAGAGTGACATTGTAGTGTCACCTCTTCCTACATAACTACGAAGTAGTTCAAGCCAAACAATTAGTGACATATCATTCATTTCTTAAGTTTCCTATCAATGAAATCTTGATACATTTCCTTAGTCATGTCGAAGATTCTAGCAATCATTTCGTTTTGTGTGGTTACTTCAAATTTTTCTTGAGGGCTTGATTCTTTTGGTGTTTCTACGATAGTTTGATTAGATGGTTGTACTTCTGAGACTTCATTTAGCTTGTAAAATTTACCAAGAGACAGTTGAGGCTCACCCTT